GCCCATGTTCTGCGGCTCGTGCGCGACGCTGTGCCGTCCGGGTGTCGCGTGCGCCGGTGGCGCGTGCACGGGCTGCCTGCCGAACATGGGCGACTGCGACGGCCTTGCGGCCAACGGCTGCGAGGCAGACCTGCGCTACGACGCGTTCAACTGCGGCGCCTGCGGGCGCGCGTGCTCTGGCAGTTGCTTCGGGAGCGCCTGCCGCTAGGTCGCCTTCGTCTTCGTCGCCGCAACGCCACCGGGCCACGACGCGAGCGCCGCCATGATGGCGGCCTTGAACGCGGCGCCGCCATCGCCGGGCACCACCGCCGCGCCGTTGATCGCGGTCTTGAGCGCCACGAGCTGCGTCGTGACGAGGGTGGCGAGCGCCACGAGCTCGCCCGCCGCGCCGCCGAGGTGCACCACCCCCGCCGTGTCGACCTCGAGCACCGTCGCGTCGCCCTGGGTGATGCGCAGCGTTCCGTTGGCGAGCATCGCCACGCGGGCCCCACCGGTGTCGCTCCCGAGCACGAGCCCCGCGCCGCCGGCGGGCGCGTGCGCGAGCGCCTTCTGCTGCACGTAGAGGCCGGGTATCGCGACCGCGTGCGCCAGGTGGTGCCGTCGAAGGTCCGCGGGGTTCACCGTCGAGCCGTCGCCGGTCACCCACGGGCCGATGTCCGCCGAGTTGAACAGCAGCTGCACGGTGTCGCCGGGCTCGAGGCCCATCGCGAGGAACCACGCGCCGACGCGCGGCCAGAGCACCGGGACGCTGGGGATCACCGGGAGGTCTTCGGTGAGCGTGGTGCCGTCGGGCTGGGGCACCGGGTGCCGCACGCACGGCACGATGTCGGCCGTCTGCGTCGCTGCGTCGTAGCTCTGCACGCGCCCGGGGAGCGCCGTGAACATCTCCAGCGACTGTTGCTGCGCGCGCGCGTCGAGCACGTCGCGGTCCGTGGGGAAGGTCGGTCGCTCCATGGCACGCTACTCCTGATTGGGGGTCGTCGAGATCGCGCTACCGACGAGCGGCGGGCGCGGCCGGTGGCACGTGAGGGTCGCGCCCCATTCGGCGCCGCCGGTGTCGCCCGCATACGCCGCCTCGGTGATACGCCACGAGCCCGTTGCGACGGAGCTCTCGACCACGACGATCTGGCCGGGCACGAGGCCGGGGATCAACGCGGCCTTCACCGTGATCGTGCGGCGGTTCACGATCTCGGGCGACTCGTACATGCCGGTGTCGGGTGAGAGCAGGATCGCAGTGCGGGCGAGAGCGCCTCCCAGGGGGATCACCTGGAGGTTGCCGTCTTGGATCGACCACGACAAGCCCGCGCTCTCGCACAGCTTCGTGAGCTCGCTCGCGGCGCTGCCGAAGAGCACGGTGCCCGCGGGGAAGGCGCTCTCGCTCCCAAGCTGCGCGCCGCGCAGGGCCTCGCGCGCGTTCCCGATGCCCACGCCCATGGCGTCGGCGATGGCCTGCACCACGGTGCCCATCGAGGTGCCGCGCGCGAACGATCGCCCAACGCGCGCCGTCCGAAGCGCGTGCTCGCCGTCGCCCGCCGTCACCTTCACCACCCAGTCAGCGCCCTCGCGCGCGGGGATGGCCTTTCGGAGGTCGCCGCGAAAGATCGTCGAGCGGCCCTCGAGGTAGCCCGCCTGGATCTCGACGAAGGTGCGGCGCCGCGGGGCCGTTGTGATCTCGCGCCGGTGCGCCTCGGTGAGGTTGGAGATGGTCAGATCGCAGGTGCCCGCGCGCGCCATCAGGGTGCGCGTCACCTTGAACGCCACCCGTAAATCGCTCACGTCGAGCTCGCCAACCTGCACGCGCCACGAGCGGCCGAAGATCCTCACGCCGCAAGCTCCGCGGCCGTGAAATAGGCGAGCACGAAGCGCGCGCCCGGGGCGCCGAGGTCGTCGAAGCCGGGGTCGCGGTCGTTCGCCCCCGACGTGTCGACCACGACGAGCTCGCCCGCGGGGCGCCGCGTGTCGACGACGCCGCGCAGGAGGGACACGCCCACGACGAGCACGAGGCCCGAGACGATGGCCACGCCGTCGAGGTCGGCGACGTCGAGCGACCAGACGCCTTCGCGCTGCGACCAGCGGAACGTGAGCAGGTAATCGACGCCGTCGAGCGCCGTGCGCTGCCGCCAATAGGCTGCGCCCGACGGCGCGCAGGGGATGAACGCGCTCATGGCCTGATCCCTTGCCGCTGGCGCGCGGCGCGATCCTGCGCGGCGGTGACGGGCGCGCCGCGGTCGAGGGCGCGCGCGAGAAGGCTCCGATCGTCGACGGGTTGCGCTCCGCGGTCGGCCTGCACTTGGAGCCGCCGCACAGCCGGGACGGCGACGCGCACGGTGCTCACCACCCGCACGCGCCGGAGCTCGAGCGTGAGCGCCAGCGCGTCGCCGGTGTCGGCGAGCTCGTCGACCTTGTACCGCGCAATGGCCAGCGACTCGGTCACGCGCAGCGGGGTCGTGAGGGTGACGAGCACGCCGCGATCATGAAGGTCGAGCAACAGCCGGTCACACGCGGTTTTGCGGTCGAAGGTGCCGCTCCACCGCTGCGTGGTGATCTTCTGCCCGCTGGGGAGCACTTTCGACGCCGCGGCGCGGGTCGCGCCCTCGAGCTGCCCCGACGGCACGAGCACCGGCGCGTTGGAGATGATGCCCTCCAGCGTGATCGTCGGGTTGAGGGGGCGGATGTGATCGGCCACCGCGACGCCCGTCTCGACGGGGTGCTCGGTGATCTCGGCCGCGCTCTCGTACCCGCGCGAAGGGGTGCCGTCGATCTCGAGCGACGCCTCAGCGCCGGCCGCGTCGAGCCACGAAAGAAGGACCGTCATTCGTCATCCTCCTGGGGGTGATCGGCGTCGCGCTGCGTCGCGTCTTCGCGGCGGATCACGTCGCGCACGCGCCCTGCGATCTGGTCGGCGTCGGTCACGCCGTGGAAGTGCATCACCGGGGCGCTGGTGCGGTTGATGACGCGCGTCGTGCGCTGCGAGACGGAGCCCGGCGCGGCGACCGTGCGCAGCGCGGGCCCCGCGTTGATCGGTGCGAGCGCAGGGCCGGTCATGGCCGCGGTCGACGCGTTCGCGCCCTTCGGCCGTGCTGCGCGCCCTGCGCCCGTCGACGGCCCCGCGGCCTCGTACCCTTCGCCCGGTGCGAGCGAGGCGCGCGCGCGGTCTGCGGCGTTCCGCTCGCGCGCCGCGTTCTCTTCCATGTGGCGCGCCTGCGTATCCTCGCTCGACTCGCCGAAGCTGCGCACGGCCTCTACCGCACGCTCTGCGGCCTCGGCGGTCTCGCGCCACAGGTCTCGCACGCCGCGCACCACAGACTCCGTGGTGCCGACGCCGAACATGCGGTCGATGAAGCGGCCGGTGGCGCTGTCGCCGCCCTCCATCATCGTGATGAGGTCATCCATCACCGCGATCACCGCGGCGACGGCTGCCGCAGTCGCGAGCACCGGGGCAATGACCGGGAACCACGCGACCACGAGCCCCGACGCGACCGCGGCGCCCACGAGCCCCAGGGCCACGAGCGCGAGCTGCGTGACGTGCGTGCCCCTGGTGAGGCGCGCCCACAGCCCCGCGAGCTCGGCCCCCTTCTGCGTCACCCACGAGAGCGCTGGGAGGAGCGCGACCGCGAGCACCGATCGAAGGGAGTCGCTCGCGACCTTCAAGCGCTCTTGCGCTTGGGTGTACTTCCGCGCGGCCTCCGTCGCCTCCGGGGTGACGCCGCCGCCGAGGTCTGCGAGCTCGTCGCGCAGGGCCGCGATGCCACCGGGGCCGCTGTGCAGCACGTCCAGCATCCGGCGCCCGCTCGCCCCGAAGAGCTGCTGTGCGACGTGCGCGCGCCGGTACGGGTTCTCGATGCGCTCGAGCGCGAGGGCCGTGTCGTTGATGAGCTCGCCCGTCGGCCGGATGCGCCCGTTGGCGTCGCGCGCCTGGATGCCCAGCCGACGGAGCATCGAGGTCGTGCCGTTGCCGTAGCGCTCGCCCGCGCGGAGCGCCTGGCCGAACGTGGCCACGCCCGCGCGCATCCGCTCGACGCCGACGCCGCCCTGCACCGCCGCGTGGTCAAGCTCCTGCAACTGCGTCGTGGTGACGCGCGACTCACGCGCCGTGTCTCGCAGCGCCTCGGCGTCGGCTGCGAAGGCGTCGGCGAAGGCGAAGGCCGCGCGGGTCGCGGTGCCCATCACGGCGATGGCCGCGAGCGTGGCGCCGACGAACACCTTCCCCAGCGCCGACGAGCTCATGCCCGTCTTCTGCGCGAGCTTGTCGAGAAGGGGGTTCGTCGCGCGCAGCTTCGCGCCCAGCTTCTCCGAGAGGAACTCGCTCGCCCGCTCGGTGGCGTCGGCGAAGGTGTTGATGCCCTTCGACGCCTTCTGCCACGCCGCGTGCTCTTGCCCCGCCGTCGACGCCGCGAAAGCCTTGCGGGCGTCGTAGACGGCGCGCTCTTCGTCCGCGGCCTCGTGCAGCGCCGTGACGCGCTCAGCGAGGGTCTTCTTGGTCTTCTTCGCCGCGTCGTCGGTCGCGGTCGTCGTCTTCTTCGTCGTGCCGATGAAGCCCTTGAGCTTCGCTTCGAGGGCGTCGAGCTTCGCGGCGTCGACGTCGAAGCCAAGCTCCATCATCACGCTGCGGAGGGCTTCGCTCATCGTCGCTCCTGCTCTGCTCTCGCTCGCTCACGCGCCTCTTCGAGGCTGTCGAGCACCGTGTTCGCATCGACCACGTCAGCGAGGCTCCATTCGGTCGAGATCGTGTGCAGCGAGTCGTTGAAGTCGCCGCTCGTCGCCACCCGCCACACCGGCCACGCGATGTGACCAGGGATCGTCAGGCGCGCGCCGGCGGGGGCGCGTCGAGCTGCGACTTGAGGAGCGCGCCCAAAGGGCCGTACGTCACCTCAGCCGCGAACCGGAGCCACGCGAAGAGGGCCACGATGCGCCCCTGAAAGTGCGTCTCGAAGACGGTCGAGAGCGGGAGCACCTTGCCCTCGCCGACGTGCGCGCGGGTCACCTTCGCGAGCTCGCTGCACACGAACGCCAGCACCTCTTCGTCGAGGCCCGAGAGCCCGCCCGCGAGCATCGCGCCGAGGGAGCCCGCGGCCTCTCGCAGCGACGCCACCGACTCGAAGCCGGGCGCCGCCATGCGCAGCACGCGCGCGAGCACCTTGAGCGACATGCCCGACGGGAGCGGCAGCACCTCGTAGGTGACGCCGTCGATCTCCCGCTGCTGTGCCTGCGCGGCGAGCATCAGGTGCCCACCGCGCGCACGAGCCAGTCGGTGGCGAGCGTCCATTCGCGCTCACCGGCCTCCGCACCGTACTCCGAGGCGGGCGCCTTCTCAAACCAGCACCGCGCGGCGCTCTCGCGCAGCCCGCCGCCGTTGAGGTCGCGCACCTCGAAGGCCATGAGGTCGTCGCCGTTCGTCGATGCCTGCGCCGCGGCGTAGAGCTCGGTGAGCAGCGCGTGCGCGGCGCTGGTCTGCAGCACGGTGACCTTGATGGTGGCGCTCTGGTTGTTGATCTTCGAGCGCACCACGACGCCGTCGGCCGTGGGGACCATCTTGAAGAGCTCGCTCGCGTACTCCGTCAAGATGAACTTGCCCGCGGCGCGGCCCGCGTCGATCGCGCGCCCGCCGAGGGTGACGGAGACCTGATTGCTGTCGTACGGCTGAAGTCCGGGCATGGGAGGCTCCTATCAGACGGCGACGCGGCCGCGAATCGTGAGGGTGTTGATGCTGCCTGCGAGGGTCGCCTGAAAGGTGACGCCGGGGAGGTTGCGCGCGGCCTTGTTGGCGCTCGACACTGCCGCGGCGCGCGGCGCCGTGGCCGTAGGGACGGGGCTCGCGGCGAGCACACCGGCCTCGACGCCGTCGGTGAGCTGCGCGCGCACCTCGGCGAGAAGGAGCGCGATGCCCCCGTCGGTGAAGGGCACCTTGTCGTTGGCGACCTGCACCGCGAGCTGGCGTTCTTTCAGGCGCGCCGTGAGCCAGTCGAGGTCTCGAACCACATCGATCCACTCGCCCGACGCGACCTTGCCCGGGTAAGTGATCGGCAGGCCCGCGGCCTCGAGGTAGTGGTTCGCGTTGTAGCTCTCGACCGCGGTGCGCTGCGTCGTGGTGAGCGCGTACGAGGCGATGCCCGCGAGCGACTTGTACGACCACTTCGAGGCGCCGGGGTCCTTGGCGAGCTCCATGCCCATGAGGGCCGCGGCGAGCAGCGAGTCAGCGGTGCCCAGCTTCGGGTGAAACCACAGCGTGGTGCGCGTGTAGCCCGCGTTCTTGATGAGGTACCCGACGCAGGTGAACGAGCCCGACGCGAGCATGTCGGTGTCGCTGGTCTGCACGGCGCAGAGCTTCTTGTTCGTCTCGACCCACGCGGCCGCGGCTTCGATCTCCGCGGAGCCCTGCGAGTCGAGCACCAGGCCGTACCAGTCGTTGTCGACGTCGACGATGGCGTTGAGGTCGGTGGCGATGCCGGGGTTGGCCGTCTGATCCTTGAGCAGCAGGCCCGCCGTGACGCGCTCGAAGCTGTGCAGCTCGCCCGCGGCGCTGGTGCACACCACCTTCGTGCCCGAGCTGCCCACCGCCGTGACGGGCGCGCGCGTACCGACCGTGAAGGTACCGCTCGTGCCCGACTGCGCGGGGATCACGATGCTGGTGACCTGGAGGTACTTCTTCGTCGAGGTCACGGTCGCGTTGCCGCCGTCGGGGATCGTGACTGGCTCCGACTGCACGGCGCCGTTGCCGTCGAGCCCGTTGAGCGTCGCGGTCGTCGCGTCCCAGTTCGCGTGCGAACTGAACGTGAACGTGATGTTGCGGGGCTGCCCCAGCGAGGCAGAGCCGGAGGCCCCGTCGAGCGAGGCGCCCGCAAGGGTCTGCGAACTCGCCGACGAGGCGCCCGTCGCGATG